ACATCTAAAGGTTGACCACGCTCTGGTAACGGTACTTTTGCCATTTATTCCTCCTATTTAATTATACCAAAGACTCTACGCCAGAGTCGAAGATAACTAACGATTCTTTTACTTCTTTTACTGATGACGCTATTTGTACTTTTACATGAACTGACGTTGTTCCTGTATTTAAAAATGAATATGTGTGTATTGGGCTTGTTCCATGATAAAAAAAAGATCCAGCATCAAATTTTACAAATATGTCATATGCTGGTCTATTTAGTTCATCATCCCAAACAGCGGTAATGATAGATGATGTTATAGATAAAGCACCAATAACTGTTTCTGTAGGCACGGCATTTGTAACAAATGTTGGAGACCAATGAGAAGTTCTGTTTTTATCTTCAGAGATAATTCTATATCTTACAACATACCCTGCGGTTTCTGAGTCAACTGGTGGCAAAGATTCTTTTGGAACAATTGCTTTTTTAACAGCCATTAGGTTACACCAATTGAAAATCTAAACTCAACATAGTTGCTAGTATTAGGAGACTTAACAATTGTTTCTGCATTGTCATTTTTAATAATTGAATATCCAGTTAAGCCATAAAGCGGATTAACTGTAGCAATATTTTCTAGTCTCATTGCATCTAAGGCTATGTAGTAATTTTCTGAAGGTACTCCACTATCAATAACACATGCATATATTTTAACTACAGTTACGGCATCCCAAGTAAAATTTGCACTTGTATAAAGTTCTTGTAGTTGCTTTGATATTACAAAATATCTGTTTGTTTCAAAATCTGCAATAGAGTTTTCTAGATTACCAGAACTTCCATGATTAATTTCTGCTTCAAACCTTGCAAACTCTCCAGTAGTAGTATCTGTTGATGCAAAGTCAACTAAAATTCTAATTGTTTCTGGAATTGCACTGGAGTTTCCATTTTTACTTATTAAAGAAAATGCCAACCTAAGTTCATCTATTGGAGAGTTTCTTGTAAAATCAATATTTGCTCCAGTTAAATGAATATGGTTTGATCCTTCTTCAATTACAAAGTGATCAAGAGTTGGACCACTATCTTCGCTTACTGTAAGATCTGAGTCATCTCCTTGAATTAAAATTACGTTATTTAAAAATCTGCATCTTTCATATCTGTTTGCACGAGAAGATTTATAAAAAATTGAGTTATCAGCATTTGTTTGAAAAACAGGATCTGCTACTGCAATAACATTATCATCTTCTGGATCATCCAAAGGTGCGGTAACAGTATCAATTGCTGTTGCTGCGGAAGCGGTATGATGTTGCCAGTTTTCTCCAGTAGTAAATGCAAACACTGTCTTGCTGTCATAAGCGCCAGCAGATGGGTTTGAGCCTGCAGAATATAAACCTACTTCAGATATCTCGTATCTTTCTTCTGTTGGTAGTTCTGCTGTTAATACAATTTTATTTATACCGCCCTCATTTACAAAACCTCTAGATGAGATTGGAACACGAAACATTTCAAAATCAAGGTTTTCTTTTGTTGCAAAGTTATCCGCTACATCGCCAGTTTCTAGCGGGGTAGGACCACAGCCAACAGCCAAAAATGAAGCATAGGCAGGGGCTTGACCAAGCATATACTTACCAATAATAGTCTTACCAGTGTTAGTTATCAAGAGGTTATTTCTCCAAATTCCGCTTCATATATTGTACCACTTGTAGTTATTTCTACTTGAATTTGTTCATCAGGCTCAAGATTAATAGCCTCTACAATCATATTTCCTGTATTCTCATCTAGATAAACATATGCTCCATTTGGACCAGTTCCTGGTTCTGGAACTTTGTTTTCAAGTTTAATAGAAAAATTTGCAAAATATTTGTCTGAAGTAGACTGAAGACTAAGAATATTATTTGGGTTATATTGTTGTTGAATTGATGAAAGGTTTTTAATAGGTTGATAGGAAACTTGTTGTCCATTAACAATATCATTACGTGCTATATTTATTAACTCGTGTCCACCAATATTTTCAAATATAATATCAGTCATAACCTCAATTGGAGTAGATTCATCGTCAAATAAAACCGTGTCTATTGGTGCTGTTTTAACTGGAGGTGGAGGTGGTGCTATAACTGCTGCGGTTATTGTTGCTGGAGTTGCTGGTACTGCTGCTACTGTTGTTCCGCCACTTGGGCTACCACCATTTGAGGTGCCGCTATCTGTGTTACCACTAGGAACAAAGCCTGAAGTTCCTAATGGACTTGTCTGTGATTGTATTTGTGTTTGATATGCATTTTCATAAGCATTTAAAGCACTTTGAATTTGTTTTGTTGTTGATCCTGGCTTTGCACTAATTGCTTCTAATGCAGCACCTGCTGACTGAAAGTTTTGATAAGATTTACTTGTTGTGTCAACTCCTAAAATTTGTTGAGCCTTTTGCACTCCAGTATCTGCTTGAACTGCTGCTAAGGCTTCTCTAACTGCTTTTTCTTCTTTTGACATTTTAGATTTTGACATTTTACACCTCGCTTAAATAAACAGTCATATTTGGACCACTGTTATTTCTAAAATAATCAATATTATATACTACGAAACGACTTGAATCAGATGCAACAAGATCTAGTCCAGAAGAGTCTTTATAATCAACAGTTACAATATCTCCAAGTTGTAATGTTGGAATTGAAAATAAATTTACACCAATTGATTTTTTAGGATGCATAATTTTATTAATAATCCAACCCATAAGAGCCTGAGCATCATCGTCTGTTTGAATGTATATACTATCAATAGAAAATTCATTTTTGCCATATATCATTCTGCTTTGCCTAATTTCGTCATACTTTGCTTTTTCTACAAGCGGTGAAAATACTAAAGAACTACCTTGAAATTCTGGATCAGAAAGGTTTCCACGTTTTTTAAAATACTCATCAACAGTTAATTCGTGAGTTGTGTCTTGTGTAAATGTTACTCCCTGAATTCTTAAATAATTTCCAGTTGTTTCGTCAAGACTTAAAGCAGTATCTGTAGCATTAAATATCAAAAATTCTGCACCATAAGAGTCTGCTAAAAACCCAGAAGTTGTGTACCCCTTAATTCTATTAAATGTTGGAGATAGTTGTGCATAAAGAGCAGGGTATGCACGATCATATCTAACATCAAAATAAGCGCATTCACGCATAATAGAACCAAATTCTTCAAAATACAAACCATATTCTGGAGGTTGTTGTGCGCTTATTCCAGAAAGATGTGTTGCCTGAACAATTCCACTCATTGCATATTTTCTAAATGATTCATTAGCATTAATTTTACCCTCCGATAATGCAGAGGCTAAGGTTTCTCCAACAGTAAAAACTGTATTTTGAGAATAATTTTCAGATAAAGCATATATATTTTCAAACATACATCTTGATGATCCACGAGTAAACAAAGCCATGTTATTATAAATTGGCAACGGATCTGAGTCGTCAACAACTTTAACTAACTTATTATTAATATATAAATAAAATCTTCTTATCTTACCAATATCTTGATACTCTACAGACAAGTCATACACTGTTGGGTTTTCTTCTCCTGCCATTCTGTATTGACCAGTAAATCTTCCATCATCAACAAGAATTTTTGAAAGGCCGCCCCAAAGTTTAACAGGTATTGCGTTTGTATTTGACGAATCTTTTTTAATTTTATAAAATAAAATATTATTGATTGATTTTTCTGCATTTCCTTTTGTATCAAATTTTAAATAGGAGTTAATGTTATCTTCTGTTAAAGCAACTATTTCGAAATAATATCCATTGTTTGTTTCTGGGTTTAACAATACTGCCAAACCTCCAGACCCACCACCAATGCTAACTGTCTGGTCTGGTTGAATTCCAGAAGCCTGATAATAAGTTGTGCTGCCAATTGGAGTTTGTGTTCTGCTTGTATTGTTTTCTATTTTGCCAACTATCCTCATTCTAGTACCAAAATGTTTATATGCGCTGTCAAGGTTTTTATAAACATATGAAACAAAGTTTAATGGGGTTTCTGTAGTTTTAAAAGATGGGCCATTTATTACAAGTGCAGATGATTGAATTGTTCCAGACTGTGTTGATTTAAGATTATTTACTTGAGTCTCTGTTAAATAATTTGTTGCCATAAAGTTTTTTATAACTCCAGTACGAGTTGTTTGTCTTGCTAAAACGTTATTAACTCCTGCTGCTCCAGTAGTAGTTGATGGGTAGGTAACGTCTTCATCAAGTGCTGTGGTAAACATAAATTGTGACTGCATATCTACTCCACGAACATAATCATTGTTAGCCCAATAATCGTCTATTCCTGCTGTGTGAGATGTTATAGTTGTGCCAAATTGTGCACGGCCATGGTCTACTACCGCTCCATTTTGCAGTCTAGTGATTCCATCAACTGTTTCATAATATGGTGTTGCATATATTCTAACTAAACCTGTTGGATATATTTTTCCATTAAATGGCAATGAAGAAAAATAACTTTGGTATTCTTGATTGCTACTAATAAAAACATTTCCAGTACCAGTTATATTAAATTCTACAGCATCATATTTAATGATTTCCCCATTTGAGTAAAAGTATCCTTGATATCTTGTAAGCCAATAAACATTTTCTCCAAGATCAAATATATTATTTGTCATTGCATGATTTACAACTGTAGGAGCCGAAGAAGATAAATTAGAGTTTAATGGCATTGCACCTAAAACATAGTTGCTTTGATTTGAAGCAACCTCATTAATTGTTTTTGTATTTTCTGTTCCAGATACTTCCCACAACAATGATGGTTTATATATCCAAGTTTTATCTTGATCAATCATGCTTGACTGCTTAATTGATCCGTATGATCTTTGAATATATCTAGTAGTGTAATTAATTTTTCCATCATTATATATTTTATTGTCTTGAGATGCTATAGATATAATATTAGGCAAGTTTCCAGAACTTGAATTTTCAATAACTCCAGTATCGGTTTGATTTGTTGATCCAGAAATAACAAAATCTGTACCCCTTTGACTTTCTGTTGGCATTAAATAATCTTTGCTCATAACAATAAAATTGTTGTATTCATCAAAAAACATTGCAGTTTGAGTAGCAAGTGCTAATTGATTTAATACTTGTGCAACGTTTTGATCTGGTGCTACAAAGAAAAAAGGAATAATTGGGTCAGACTCTCCGTCAACCCTTCTAAAAACATAATTACTAAAACCTATATAATCAAGCAATGTTGTAATAGCATAACTTAATGATGATTGAGTTGTCAACAATCTTGGTGCTGGCATAGATTCTAAAAAGAAAAAGAAGTCTCTAAGTTCTATTGATAAGGTTCCAGCAGTAACGTCTGCTTGTGGAAAACCTTCTGAGTATAAAGTTTTAATTGGAATGTAATAATCAAAACCTTCAACATCAAGAATAATTTCATGAAAGGTAAATTTAATATTTTTTCTAACATAATCTGCAATAATGCTAGTAGAGTTTTGATCATTAAATGCTTGGTCGTCATCGAATATTGAAAGTTGGCCATTTGATGCAAGTAATTGACCTACAGGTAAAGATGTAATTCCTATATCAGAAAGAGTTTTTGTAATTTTAAAATCAATCACTTTATCTGAAATGTCAACTACTAGCCTTGGAGACATTTCAATTAAATCAAAGGTAGAGTCAGATTTGTTCATAACATCTACTACAATTCTTATTCCATTAATATATGAAAAATCACGATATGTAACTCCACCCTCTGTATCATTATCAAATGATGCTGGAGATGTTAAGTCAGTAATAAAGTTTGTATTAACTCCTATGGTCTCAGATCCTAGTTGCCATCCATACTCTGGTGAGAATGTTGCATAACCACCATTGGTCCAAATATGAATTGTTCCTCTGTCCCCTTCGTTTTCTATTACTAAATACGCATACCCGTCCACGCTAGTTTCTGGAAGCAAAGTATCTGAAGAAAGAGTATCTGCAAACACAAAAGATGGGCGGTATTCTTCAGGGATTATTAATCCATATTCTAATTCAACATAACCATCTGATCCAATAATTGGATCTCCAGATTCACGAGTATCGTTTTCTCTAAAGGTGTATGCATCAATCCATTGATTGTCTTTAAGGTACTGTATTTTCCATCTAGATGGTGTTGTTTTATTTACGTCACCGTATAATGGATCTGATATTGAGCCAGTTGCAGTTGCAAAAGGTCCTAAGTCTACATCTCCTACATTTGTTTGCATTTTTACTACAAGTCTATTTGCTGGAACCCTTTCTTTATAAACAACAAAAGGAACTGCATCATCAATATAATACAAACCATTAGATGGAATACTTGCAATGCCACGCTCAATATTATTTTCTGTTCTATAGGATGTCCAGTATCTAAACTGATCATACCTAGATGCCATATAGTATCTTGGCCTTTGTGCCATAGAAGCACCAGAGTTTGCAAAAAATCTATTATTAAAATTTGCTGCTTTGTTAATGCCAGATCTTGGTCTAAATGGATTTAAACAATCTTCTAAAGAGTAAACTAACTTTAGTTTATCTTTTGTTAGTGTAAAACTTTGTGGGGTATCGTTGTCTTCAAACCCTCCATCAACCACAACATCAGCATCGGTTGCACCAGTATAGTAGTTTCCAGCATCTAAGGAATCAAAATCATTTGGCAAAGTAAAATATTGAGATGTATTATCTGTTGGACGATATCTATAGTTTCCTAATTTAAAAATATTATCTGGCATGTTCATATTCCACTCAGCCAGTGTTAGTGACTGAAGTTTAACAGTTGCAGATGTTTCTAGGTGTGTTTTTAATTCTTCTCCAACAAACACTCTAGACCTCTTCCAGTGTTACCGATATGTTCCAAAGATCATGATTAGTACCACCACGTTTTACGACTGAATAGTTAAAGTCTGAAATATAAACCTGTATTATTTGATTATACTGTGCAAGATGCCCGTATGAAGCATTTGTAATTTCTCCATCAACAGGAAAATTTGTATATTTGTCATAGGCTAAGTACATCCAGAATGGTCCTTGATGATCTTCATACCATTCAAGTAAGTCTACTCCGCCTGCTCCACCATCAGATGTAAATTCTCCAGTACCGCCTTTATAAGGAGAAGTTCCTGCAGAGTCAAAAGCAGGATCTTGATAATAAGATCTTGATGGTAAATTATTCCAAGATACTGACATATTTAATTTATCTGCAATGTGATATGAACGCATACGACCATTAATTGTTCTTTGGCGTTGCTCAATTCTAACTGGAGTAAATTGTAATTCTCCACGATTATGATCAGAAAGGATCATAAACTGATCTACAAGGCTAGCAGCGGTGCCCTCTGGCACGGTAGCGCCTATTTCAAGCCCTGTTGGAACATATACACCACTTGTAAGTGTTCCTGCGTTCTCAGACCATAATAGGGCTTGTGGTCTTTGATATCTGCGTCTACCCGTCAAATATGCAGCGGTAGCCATTATCTTTGTCCCCTAATTCTTTGATTATCAATATACTTAATCTGACCAATTACTGCCCTAGCAATATCGTTAGGATTTGCATTTGATTGTGGAACGGTAATTCCAACATTATAATTATACACCTTACTAGAGTTATCGCTAACAGATGTCATTATTCCACCACTAGAACCTTTTCCATCATATGATGATCCTATCATTGAAGGATATTTTGATTCATTTAACATAGATAATAGTGGTCCAAATGACTTTGTTGCTTGTTTGTTCATTACAAATTCTCCAGGAGTAAGCATTGCGGGAACGGTATCAGAACCAATTCCGCCACCCATTGCAAGATATCTGGGAACCATTCCACCCATATTCATGCCTTTAATTTTTCCGCCATACATTTTAGCCCTAAAAGCGCTTGTTTGGGTTGTAGGATTAGTAAGTCCTGCGTTTGAACCAGTAACATAGTTTGTAGTAATAGTAATTACTTTAGATTTAATTGCATCCCAATCTTTAAAAATTTGTGAAGTTAAAGTGCTTGCTTTTTTTAATCCTAATTCAGTTAAACTAACAGCAGCAGTTGCTGCATCTACTCTAACTTTAACTGCATCCCATTCAGTTTGTGTTTTTCCAAGATACGTAATGCTACTAACTATAGAGTCAGTTTGTTTGTTGTATTCATCCAAGGCTAATTTTGCTTTATCTATAATTGATTGAGCGGGAATTAAAGAGTTTTGCTTAATTGAATAAATACCCTGCTCAAGTGTATAGTTTTTATCTTGAAGCACGGTAATTTCACCTTGTAAGGTTTTTTTCTGTTGTTCAAGTAAAAATGTTTGTTGACTAATTTGATAGGTACGAGCCTCAATCTGGTCTTTTGTCATTCCACCAGCAGAAACTCCTGCAAGTGCTTGTTGACGAGATGCTTCAAGTCCTTTTGTTTGTTGCTCTATTCGAGATGCTGCAGCCTGCGCTCTAGCATCTTGGACTGCCGCTGCTGCGGCTGCAATGTCTCCAGATGTTAGCGCATCAGCAATTGTTAGTCTTGATTTTTCTTGACCTGCAATTTCTTGATTAATAGATGATATTTTTTCAAGTGCTTGAACCTGTTTGTCATATTGACTATTAATTGCATCTTCTTGTTTACGAATAATTTCAAGGTTATTTCCTAAAATTGTTGATTCGTCTTGTAGTTTTTGAATTGGCCTATCATATTCAAGTTCAATTCTACGAGTTAACAAATCAACTTGTCTT